GACCCAGGCATCGTAGCCGTTGACGGTCCCCTTCCCGTTGGCCTCCGTCTCCCAGACCATCTTGCTGCCGGCCGCCTGCGCGACCAGGGTCTGCTTGAGCACGCCGCGCACCTTGGTGTTGGTGAGATAGGCAGCGTTGGTGGTGTCCACGTTGGCCAGGGCGACCGCCGTTTCCAGCGCGACCGTATTGGCGAAGGTCGGGGCCGCGCCATTGGTGGCGATGGGCACCACGGTCAGCCCGGTCTGGTTGGCCACGCCCATGGGCTGGTTGGAGGTTCCGGCCCCGAACAGCCCGGCCAGATCGATTCCCAGGGCGTGGCTCTGCGCCAGGTCGTTCATGACGTACGTGTCCGCGAAGCCCGCGGTCTGGGTCAGCAGCTGCTTGGAATACTGCCGCTTCGCCATGGCCTGCTTGGGCGACATGGTGAACACCTGCAGGATCTGGTCGCCGTTGGCCACCGCAAGGGTGGGATCGTCGCCGGTCCAGGTGATGCCGGGGGTGGAGATCTGCCGGGCGAAGGGAATATTCCCCACGCACCCCGGCAGGAAGGTGGCGCCGCACTTCCGCAGGGCCAGGGCCGCGTACAGGAACTCGATGAAGGTCACCGGCTCCTGGGAGATCAGCCCCTGAGCGGTCGCCTGGACGGTGGCATCCAGGGAGCGCTTCATGCCCAGGGTCGTCGGCACGTAGATACCCCGGGCTTCCCGCCCGAGCTTCTTGCTCACCTCCTGGCTGACCTCGCGCTCGAAGCAGGAAGTGTTGGTCGCCTGCGCCATGATCGCCCGGGCGATGGAGTAGGACCGCTGTTCCTTTTCGGTCAGCTGCACCGCGGCCGCGGGGGTGGAGAACGGGTTGCCACCGCGCTCGACGAGCTTGTCCGTGATCATCTTGCGGACCGCGTCCCCGCTCAGCCCGCGGCCCAGGGCCTCGCGGACCTCCTTTTCCAGGCCCAGGCGGGCGCCGGCGTTCTGGAGCTCCAGGGCCTCGTTCATGGCAGCGGCCCGGATTTCATCGGGGGTCTGGGCGACGGCCTGGCTGACAGGCGCGGTGATAGGTTCCGGCATGGCGGAACTCCTTTCGTGATTGGCCTGCTGGCCGTTGGTGTTGAGGTCCCGGGTGCCGGACATTTCCGGGGCCTGGGAATTGGGGTCGAGGGAGCGGCCGACGCCGACGCGGTCATCAGCGGGAATGGCGACCAGAGAGGCTTCCATGGGGGTCCAGGAGGTTATGCGGACCTGGTCCGGGGCGTCACCGATGCCCTTGGTGGTCTGGTAGTCGTTGATCCGGTAGCCGACGCTGATCTTGGAGCGGATCCCATCCTCGACATCGTTGAGCAGGTCCTCTCCCTGCTGGGAGCGGGAGAACCGCATGTCACCCCGCATGACCCTGTCCGGGTCCAGGGTGACGTTTTCCAGGACACCGAAATGCTGATCCGTGTCGTGGCCCACCAGGGCGGCCGCGCCGTTCTGCATTCGGGACAGATCAACCTCGCCGGGGGAATGCCCCAGGGTTTCCACCCCGAACCAGCGTTCCACCGGAGTCTCGCTGGAAATGGCCACTCGGACCGTTCGGGCCTCCCGGTTGACCGCAGCCCGGTCCAGCGCGACGGTTCGATACTGGATGCCCTTGATCGACCTACTTTCCATCGGTTCCCTCCTTGGGGGAATTGGTGTCCTCGCCGTCCTTGTTCACGCCCGGCTCGCCGTCGGTCTCGCCATCGTTCTTCCCGGCCGGGGCCGGGGCCTGAATCAGCGGGCCGACCCTGAGTTCCAGGGCGTCGATCAGGTCTTGCTCATCCTTGAGCTGGTAGGCCACGTCCTCCCAGTCCAGGCCCTTCTTGGCCAGGACCGCGGTCCGGGTGTTCACGGCGCCCGCGATGGATTCCAGGTCCGCGGCGCTGTCGGCCCGGGGGTCGACCCAGTCCCAGCCGCGGGGGTGGAACTTATGAGCGCTGAACTGCTCCAGGGTCACTCCGGCGGGCATCTTGAGCACCCCGTGGATCCAGGCACTCAGCATGAATTCCGCGTGGGCCCGATCGCACAAGGTCTGGATGAGCCGGGTCTGCTGCTCCTGGAAGCTCTCATGCTGGCTGATGGTGCCCTGCCGGATGGAGCTGAAAGAGACGCTGGTCAGGTCTCCGGCCAGCTCGTGGTAGGCCACGCCCAGGCCAGACGCGATGCCCTTGAGCATGGACTTGCTGAAAGCCTCGAACGCCGTGCTGGGGTGCTTGACGTCCGGGAACTCGACATCAATGCCGGCCGGGAGGCCCATGTACGCGATGCCGGTGGAGTTGCCACCCAGGTTCTGCGCAGCCAGGATGGGATCCACCAGGGCGCTGCGCTCCTCCCGGTCGTCATCGTCGCCGTGCTCATCAATGGCGCCGTTGGGGCTCTTAAGGATGCCGGGGCGCTCGCTTTCGTGGCGGGCGCAGGCGACTTCCGCTTCCCAGTAGTGGCCGAGCATGCTGAGGATGTACATCACGCTGGCGCAGGCCGGGACGCCTCGGGACTGGATGGCCCTGTCGGGGTCCAGGCCGTGGATGATCTGGTCCGCCGGGATGATGATTTTCTGGCCGTAGGCCCAGCCGCCCACCATGCCGTTCCGGATCAGTTTGGGATCGGTGAAGTGGTACGCCACGGGCTTGCCATAGGTATCCATCTCGATGCCCATGACGATCGGGTTGACCCCAGGGCTGCCGGACCGGCTGTAGGTGTGGTCGAGCAGATCCGCATCCAGGAACGCCAGTGAGAACCCGAATTTGTTGGGTGCGCCCCGAACGATCCGGATGAAGCACTCGCCGTCGAGGGCGAGGGTGCGCACAAAGAGACGGCACACATCCTGGAATGAGTAGCGGCCGGACATGTCACAGTTCCCTGGCTTGCACCAGTCCTGCCAGGCGCCCTCGATCTTGGTGACGTAGGGGTCGCGCTTCACCCCGGTGGACTTGCTTTTGAACAGGCTCTGCATGGTGACGCCATTGGGGCCCACCACGTTGTTGCCCAGCAGCCGGAGGTAGTGACGCATGAACGGGTTGTTGTTGGCCAGGCGCCTGGAGTTGGCCCGCAGGGCCAGGGCGTCCCGGCGGATCTCCTCATCCTTGGACCGCATGGCCATGAGGAACCCGCCGCCGTACATCGTGGCGCCGGTGTAGAAGGCACCGATGCCGGCGCCCACGGCACGCTTGGCCTTGACCGGTGCTTCGAAGGTGGTGACGCCCATGGGCGCCTGGCGCTTGGGTTCGAAGGTGGCGCCGGCGCTGAAGGACACGGACGCCCGGGTTTCAGGGCCGGTGAAGGCGGAGCGGACGCGGGAAAGGAGGCCCATCTAGTTGAACCTCACAGGGATATGGGTAAAAAACGCCTTGCCCCGCTGGCGCCGGACCACCCCGGCGTAGTAGGCCCGGAGCCGCATCAGCTCGGCATGGTCCATGTGCTTTGCCTCGATGCCGTTGTCGAGCTTGTATTCGGTGATGGACTCGCTCATCCGGCCTTCGAGGACAGCGGTGATCGCGGCCAGGCATTTTTCGGCATGGGTGCGGGGGTCATAGCCAGCCGGGGGAAGCATGGGGTTGATCCCCACCCGGATTTCCCCGTGGTCCAGGGTCTTTCGCTGGGTTCCATCCGCGCTCTGGACGATCAGGGTCCAGTGGTATTCACCCGGGGTCCACGCAGCCGTCTGGGCCGGGGTCTGAGCCAACACAAAGCAGCTGTTCGCGTCGGCTGTGGCCTGGATGCTCACCGGCGCCGTCCCAGGGGCCGCGCCTACCAGGAACAGATACATGGTCAGGGTCCAGCTAGGCCCGGCTGGGTACTCGGAAACGAGGTCAATCGGATCCCAGGAGAAGCTGTCTCCGCTCTGGATCTTCTTTGGCAACCTGATCCACTTATCGTCCATGGGTCCAACTTTCAGACCTGGGCGGCCGGGGACTGTTGCTATCGCATAGCAACACCCCAAACGCACACCGCCCGCGGGGAGCGGGCGGCGGGGAACGGGGCGCAGGGTGGGCCTACGGAGGGGGATCCTTGGTATCGCAGAAGTCCGGGACGGTGCATCCCTTTCCCTGCAGGAAGCCCAGGAGGTGCGAGTGGGACCGTTCGACAGCGCCGACCTGAAGCTGGAGCTTGCCGATTTCCTTGAAGGCCGCTTCGATCTTCTCCACCACCATCGTTTGCAGGAGCTGCTCCATCTGGTGCAGCTGGGCCTTCTGGTCCTGCTCGCGCTGTTCATCCTGGCGCTGGCGGTCCTGATGCCGAGCCCGGCGATCCGCTTTCAGGGTGGCCCAGATCGATAGCACGCTGGTTGCGATGATGCCAAGGATGCTCAGGAAAATGCCGAGAAGGGGCATGCGTTAGGCCGAGGGGATCAGGGAACGCACTGGCGTGGCGGCGGGAATCGTGACGATTTCGGGCGCGGCCGGCGCGGACGCAGGATCGGTGGCCGGATCGACTGCGGCGGCGACCTTCAAGGCATCGGCCGCCACCCGGGCGTCGATCCGGGACTCCATGTCCTTGGCCTTGGCTTCGAGGGCCTTGACTTTGGCATCGAAAGCGTCCTCGATACGCTTGAACAGCGATTCGACGTCCACGGCGGCCAGCTCCGCCAGCGCCTTGGCCCGCTTGCCCTCGGCTTCGGCCGCGGCGGCCCGGGCGGCCCACCACGTCTTGATCGTGGGCCAGAAGTGGACCAGGACAGCCACGAGCAGGCAGACGAGGGCCCAGTAGATGTGGGTCAGGTGGGTGGTGACGATCTCAGGCATGAGGCCTCCTCAGAAGGTGATGGCAGCGCCGATCAGCGCCAGGGTTTGGTTGCGTCCGCCGGCCATCGCCGGTAGGCCCTGCTGAATGAGTTCGCCCACAACCCGCACCCGGGCGATGTCCTGCTCGACGATGACGCCCACCGCCGACTGGCCCGGCGCATAGAGCAGCCCGGCGGCGCGTCGGAAGGTCGGGTGATTGGCCTGCCGCAGTTCGCCGACTGTGGC